TGGTCCGTTCATCTATAGTCCAGTTTGACAACTCGGACATAGAGCCATCTGGTTGCGGTTATTGTTGCTTAATCCCGCCCAACTGTCGGACTCTATAGATGTTGTTTTTCATGTGATGTGCCGCAAGGTGCTATATATTGGACCGCTTTCAGTTTGCCCATCTGGCATAAATTGTTTGACCCATCGTTTGGGCGCTTGTGTCAGATACCGCTTTTCCATTTTAACCATCTCTTGGTCTGCCTTCATCTTGTACATTTGAGACTGATTAAGGTTGTCTGTCTTCATGAAGATTTGCTCAAGAGCCATATAGGCCAACATTAAGTGATGAGCAGCAGGGAACTCAGGAGTATCGTGCGCCTCGACCAATCGTGCTGGCCTATACAAATACCGAACTGACATATCATATGTCGCATCTTGCCTAGGATATAGGCGTATTCTCTGCGTATTACCGTCTGAATATGTATACCGTGGTGCATCCTGTTCAAAGGTCATTGCTGTCAACGCAGTCAATGTTGCCCCAGTGAATGTATCAACACCTGATTTAGTAGGTGCCGCAGGTTGGGTTGCTGTTGTACCTGTGGATGGTAGCAAGCGCCATACATTAAGCTCTTGGTCTGGACACCGGACATAGATTTTTCGATAAATGCCAGAGTCTGCTCCCAACGCAGTAAAGTTGATTTGCAACTGCTCAGTATCAACCAATGCTAAGGTTATGCTTTTTGACAATGCAGATTCACGGAATCCATTATTGCCATTACCAAACTGGTATGTCATCGCCACATCAATGGTACGAACACCATGACCAGCACCACTAGTGACCGCAGCAGCATTTACCTTTCGAGGAGCTACAATATTGTAATCGTCGTATTGAACCCAATAGTTAGGGAGATTAATCTCATTCAATGGTAGGTTCCACCATTCGTCTTCATACCGCGTGAGCGGAACCATTCGACCTGGATCTATTGGCGTAAATGCCATTGCCCTTTTCATCACTTGCATAACTTGTACGCAGTCTTGCGGTAGGTCCAAATACCGCATTTTGATTGTCCCAGTAATACTAGTAAACGCAGCCGTCACTGCTTCTGAAACATAAAATGTTGTGTTCGATGCACGAAATATAATGTTGTATTCGACATCTCCTATTTCAAAGATGTGTCCTTCAATCCATGTCGGAAGAACACTCCCAGCTATTGTTACGAGCGTTGCTCCCAACGCAATCGTAGCAGTCACTGACTCATCAACCTTTGCAGATATGATGACTTCTTTTTGTGCAAATACGAAAGGCTTCTCCGCAAATAACCGCCTATTACAATCGTTGATAATGTCGTCAACTTGCCCACTAAATGTGGTCGAAGTCGGGTCATAGTCTAGGATGTTTGTGACATAATCACGGATTTCAGACAAACGCATACACACTCCAAGGAAAAGTGCCCAAGTACACACAACAATGCACTGGGGCAACAACCCAAACGATTGTTTAAAAGTTACAAACGACAAATACTCGTGCAGTTGTATCAGAAGCAACAGCTTCGAGAGCAATAGCAACTGGTGCTCTTGAATTTAGAAACGTAACTGCCCCAGCACCATCTGACGCAATCAAGAACCTTTGTGCATGTAGTTTACCAAGTACACCTGTAGCCACTAGAGCATCGCCAACTGCAACATTTACTACATCGCCTTTGACTTTAGCTTCTTCGACAACACCGCGTATGATAATTTCTACATTTTCAGCAGCATCTGCATCATTTACTGCAACACCAATAGGACAAGCTGCGTTTGCATTATCGGATTTTGCTTCCCGAACATACAATGCTTTGTCACCATTGTCTGACTTGCTAAGGTCAAGAGACACTACTGCACCCGCAGCAATCGCTGCACTTGCAATAAATGTTTCACTTTGCCGACGATTTGAACTGGTTATGCCAGCCGCCTCTGTAGAGTCATTAAGACTCTGAAGTATAGTATTAGTAGCCATTATGAAGCCTCTCCGTTTATAAGCATCCCATGTCCAGACAGGTTTGCTGTGGTTAATTGAGTACGAACCATAATGTTTGCAGCCATAGCAGCGTAACCACTAATCCGCTCATAATCTCCAAGTTCAAAGTAAGCATCTCTGTCAAAATAGACATTGAACAGCTTTGAATTCAAGAAGTACATTGATACCTTACCGGTAGTTTGGTCAGCGGCTGAAGCGTCAACAAAGTTAACATCAGTAATAGGCAAGTTGGGGTCAATATAAATCATGGCACCATTGAACAATAGTCCAAGTTTACCAGCCATATTCCGTTCTTCGGTCATAGAAGTATAGCGTTCTTGAGTAAAGAGACTATTCTTGTACAACTCGTAAGAGTTAGGAGAAGCTAAGATTATATCAAGCTCACCTTCAGGACTGTAAATCTGTGATTGAATCATCATCTGAGTCATACCACGGAAAAGGTCAGTTCCAGAAGGGGTATATGTTGCACCCGATGCTCCTGAAATCTGTGATGAAACATCCATGTATTGATTTTGCCATGATGTCTGATATGCAGATTTTGCAATACCACCAACAGATGCTGATTGAGTTCCAAATGGCAAATTATCAAACCAACCTGATGCTCTGATTGGACTAATAACCCCACCAGAACTTGAACCATTAAGGCTTTCGAGTTCAGTCAGAACAGTTGAAGTACCAGCAGTAACTTGCTTACAATACTCTCGTTGAAGCATACCCATAACGGACTTCAGTCGAGCTTCAGCAATACGGATAATCGCTCTGTCGCCCTTATTGGACAACTGCTCTTTTTCCGTCAATACAATAGGAGCAACAAAGTCACACCAGTTGTAAGTGGCTGTTTGTAATGGGTCACGAACTGCAAGGTTAACTGCTTCGTATCCAGTCGATAATTGTGTAATATTTGAATGTTCGGTTAAAATAGTGGGACAATCTACTTTTTGTCCGCCACTAACTTGCTCTACATTACCCGCTCTCTGTACCGCATCAAGAAGTGGAATCGCACGGAATGTGTTATCGACTTCGCGGTCACGCAAGATTCGCAGGGTACTCGCAAGAATATCTGGTTGAATTGCCATTTGGCTATCCTCCTGTGAAAGTTTAAAAATTTTATATTTCGCGTGTCCTTACGGGGCTTAGTATTGGCGTGTCCTTACGGGGCCTCCACATACCTTTTATACAACGCTTTTATTTCTGTTGCAACAAATGGTCATAAATATCCCAAGCATTTAACCGTTCATCCTTTGGGATTGTGGCTCCAGCCTTACGACCGCTGCCCACAGTTAGACCAGCAGCACGGGCCGCTTTCTTTGTGCGCTTTGTCCGCTTAATGTCTCGGTCAGAAGAAGCTTTTGCTCTCCTTCCTTGAACAATCCAATACGCAGCCTCAAGGTCTAATGACTCATTCGAAAGCAGAGTTTCATGAACCTCTTTACGGAAAACTTGGTCTGTTTTTAATTCAGAATGTTTCTCCATAAAGCTTTCAAGATTGTGTTGCGCTTGTGTGTTCAACTGTTCCTGGCGCATCGGCTCAAGCACTTCCTGTAACTTCTGAGCTACAATCTTGTTAATGTACCCATTAAAGCTGTCAGGATTAAATGGGTCAAGCTCACCAGTCTCTTCTTCAGCAATTTTTTGCAACGCTTGATACGCATCACTTGATGCAAATGCATTTTGTTGGCGTTCCAACTCTTTCCGCATCTTGCTTATTTCTTGGGTCTTTTTTGTGTAGTCCGACCGTAAGCTGTGCATGGCGCGTTGAACATCATCAGGAGCGGCTTCTAAAACCTGTTGCCAAGATTCCCCTTCTCGCAATGGTTCAGGTTTAACCTCGGTTTCTAGCTTCGCGTTCTTTGATGTATGAGCCTCTAAAAGAGATTCAATCCGCTGGTCATAATCATCTAACTTAGGTGGCGCACCTGAATCTGATTCGACGAGTTCAATGGCTGCATCTTCCGCAGTAGTATCAACGACCGCAGCCTCTTCACTTGCTGTGTTTGCTACCTCTTCCATTATAATCTCCTTGCAAATGTGTCTTCCATCTCATCCATTTCGACAGGAATCTCATCTTCCATGACCACTTCTTCTTCAACTTCTTCGTCATCCATAATCATGTCATCACCAATACTCTCAGACAAAAAGGCACGAAACTCTTCGTTCTTAGCCAGCGTATTAAGTTGACCAGCTATTTTCGCCAGGTCACGGTCTGCAACAACTTCGTTTAAGTCTACATCTATGCCCATACCAGCATCTTCTGCCGCTAAGGTAATCGCCATCAATATCTTTACCAAATCCAATGGTATTGTTGTCGTATCAGTCGGTGAAATGGCAATTTGGTCCATCTCAAGCATGCTTGTAAACTGGTTTAAACTGTCAATCAGAGTCTTTAGCATCTGTCCACTGAACTTACCTTCTGGTAAATCGATTGAAAGCATCGAGTCTTGCTCAAAATCCATCTGTCGTCCCATGGTTGCTATTTTGTCTCTTCCACTGGCTATTGCAGCTTCATCTTGTGTTCTACTCATGATTACTCCTCAGTAATTGCGCGACTTGCTGCCGCAAATGATTGGGTTTCAGACATCACTTTTTGAAATGTCGTAATTGTTTTCTCGTGCTCCAGCGCATCAGATACTTGGTCGCTCATACTCTTCTCAAGCTCTCCATCTGATACTGGGCGCAAGTTTCGCTCTTTTAAAATACGGTCTTTATGGGAAGCACTCTCAATGTAGCACCCCAATGCCTTATCAAAATATCCACTGTCTTTGACACCATTCAACGGAATCGGCCTTAGCTTCATCGCAGTATGTTTACTTGGACTTTGACAATGAGTACACTCAATCTGCCACTTCATCTCATTAAGATCACGCCACCGTACATAAGTCATAAGCTTACAATCCGTACACAAATAACTGCGACGCATAATCTGCGCTCCCCAGCCATCGCTGTATTCCTCAAAAGTCGTCACTCTATACATTCGGCAACATCCTAGAAATCTGTTGTGGTGATGGACCGCCACCACCAGCTAACATTGCCGTTGGGTCTTCCATTGCACCTGGACTCATACCTTGTGGTTGTGGCCTTTCAGGAGGCATCATTGGAGCTTGCATATTTTCATCTGGCATCAATGACTCAGGCAAATCCATACCCCGAATCAACTCTTGCAACAACACAGTGTTTGGTACACCCAATGCCTGTAAAGTCGGTATCAAAGTTAAGAACTCCTGCTTCTTTATGCTGTCGCTCACCGGAGTAGAACCCATATCCTGAGCATAGATTCCAAAGTCACCATCCAAATCTGCTGCTTTAAGAACCTGTACTTTGCCATCAATCACAATCACATCTGCATCTTCTGTTAAAAATACCTGCATCATTGAGACATATACTGCGCTCATCATCTCAATCATCGAATCACGCTCTCTCGCCAAACGACCAATCTCTGAACTGGAATACGCAGCCAAGGCTGTTACCTCTGTCGCTGTCGCCTTAGTCGCTTCTCCCCTAGTAAACGGAGCCATCACAGAACCACGCTGGAAATCTTCATTCACTTGCATAATATATGAAGTCAAATCATTGGGAACCGGACTGTGCGGTACAGGAATAATGCTACCCGCTAACGATTGACCATTCGACAACTCAACCTCTATGTACTCACCATCCACACCTTGAGCCAACTTGCTCATGGAATCCGCATCGAAAACACCCTGCTCAACAATCCATTGCCGTGCTGAACGACGAACCATGTTTGCTTGGTATGTCCGAATGATATTCGTCTCTTGAACTTGGTCATACACTCGCAACAATGCACTCGACCCACGCATTGGTAAATCAGGCTGGCGACCATAATACAATGGTACAATGGGGCTTATCGGTAAATCAGAAGCACTTCTAAAAGGTATCGCATCATAATGAGTCTCCTCAATAGATGACCCTTCACCCTCTTCCAGCACAACACCTTTATACAAAAACTTATCGCCATTCTGATAATCTGGACTCCAGATGTACAGCTTGTCCTTCTCGAAATCATACATCTCTACAATCTCAACATACTCAAAAAATGGCGTAACCTCTTCAGTCTTGTTGCGGTCACCCTGACTATACCCTCTGTCATCATCAACAAAGTCTAAATACTTTACCAATGGCTGACTCTGAAACTTACGGTTACCAAACTTAGCTTTGGCTGCCTTCAGATTCAAATAATAACGATGACCAACATACCGCTGGTCACCCCAACTCGAAGCATCAGTATCAACAATCACATCCCAAGGACTTATCGCTGTCGCTGTCAACCGCTTAAATGGGTCGGGATTGTCATTCGGAACCAACTTAATATACGAACACGGATAAATAATAGCCAAACGAGAAGCATCCTCCATCTGTGGCCGTATGCTGTCCAAAAATGCATTCACCATTAACTGGCTCTTCAAAGGATCACCCTTGCCACGAACATCTGCCTTGAACACTACCGATGGGCTACGGGTAAACAAACTCGCGATATATCCCTCAACAAACTCATATGCACGAGTCGTTTCAATCAATATCTGACCATAAGCATCCTTCTTGTCCCAATATTGACAGTTGTAAGCCAATCGCAACTTGCGCATGTCTGGACGCTCTTTCCTCCAATATTCTTCATGACCATCATATATAGCTCTCAATATCTTTGGCGTAATCATCTGTTTCTCTCCCAAGGGATTGGATTGTCTTTTCGTCTTCCAACTCTTCTATTGCGTATAAAACCATCTACCACATTTTCTTGCGCTCTGTTTAAAACTCTGCGCGGCACATCCCTAGTACAACGATACGCCAACGCTATACTCATCGCCATATCGTCATGCATTCCCGACGGTGCCTCTGGTGTAACCTTTTGTACAGTTAACGACCGTAGCTCCATTAATGTCGTCATATCCAAAGTCTCTATAATCTCTGACACAATAAACTCGCGCAATGTCTCATACGCATCTAACTTTGACTTCACAGTCGTAACCCAATCTTTACCATTAGAGTCACACCACATCCGTCGATAACGAAAGTCCTTAAGCCGCGTCAAAACAACATGACCATGATTATTGCTTTCACACAAAACCATCGCCATATTATACTCGTTCGCTACCGTCAGTATCTTCTCAGCAAACATCACTGGTATTACCGTATTGCTCCGCCACTGATAAACAGGCTGCAATGAACTCAATGAAACAATCGTTATCGTGCTGTAATCTAAGCCAACGCCCGCAGCAACATCCGCACCAAGAACATAGGAGTCATTCGGTATCGCCTCCTCATACAACCGCTCTGAACCATCAAAGAACACACCAGTGATCTTAGCCAAATCATCTGGATGGAAATAAGTGCTCATCGTAAAATGAAACGCATCATCCAAACATGCAGGATACTCGCGTCTGAACTTCTCCAAACCCAATGTCAGTATCTGACGTCTACGCCATAAAACCTGACCATCTGATAAGTCATACAGTTTCGCAAGCGTGTCTTCTTCTACAGACATTTCAAAATCTTTCGGTGGCTTCGCATAGTAAGTCTTATGCTGCCACCACCAAAAACAACATAGCTCCCAACCGTTGTCTGGAGCACCTGTTACCAATCGATGAAATGCATCGCCAGCTTGATGAGGTGTGCTTTCGATTATGACTTGGCCCTCTCCAACCGTCGCCATAACCGTCGCTAAAAGCTCATCAGGATCATCATAGAACGCAAACTCAGAAAGGTGAGCACTCGTTAATGTAAAGCTCCTTGTACCGCCTTTCCCACCTGCGGTATAGGAACTCAACCGAGCACCCGATTCCTTGAACTCCAAGTCTATCGTGTTCTGTATCGCGAACTGGCGATGCAAAAGTGTTGGCAAGCTTAGATGAAACTTGTCATCCATCCTGCGTAAATGTTTAGCCGAACGGTCATGGAACGATATTACACCCCACGATACTGGCTCTGTACTGACATAGGCACTCCAGAAGGCATACGCTCTCAATAGAGTGCTGATTCCAATCTGTCTAGGCTTCAGTACGATTATCCGCTTGCTCTTGCTTAGAGCCTTTACAAGCTTCTTCTGCTCTGAGTTAAGCTTGAACTTCACCATCTTGTTTGTGGCTTTGTCCTGGATACTTAGCATTCCCATGAACTTGATTGGGTCCGTTAGAGTCTTCAGCATTTCCGCTTGATACTCTTTAGGTATCGACTTCGGTAGGAATATCATACCAACTTAAGTGCTCTCTTTAACTCTGAGATGCCTTTCTTCTCTGTCATCGCCTCTTCTTCAACTGGCTGCTTCCTGAATGTCTCAAGTACATACTTGGCTGCAACAACCTTTGCTGATTCGGAGTCTCCTCTTCTGAGAACAAGGTCAAGTGCTTCCATTGCTGAGAGAACAAGACCATCAACTCTGCCTTGGATATAGGCATCAAGGATGTCATCTGACTGCTTCTCTTTGATGTAACCAGCCTCTACTAGTGCAAACTGGAATGATGGCTTCTGCCTCCAGTTGTATAGCGTATTGAGATGTATGTCTAGCGTTCTAGCACACTCTGCATAGCTCATGCCTTTGCTAATGTAATCGACTGCAACTTGCTGCTCTTCAGTAACAACAAACACCTTTTTCTTTGTGGTCATAACTCCTCCTAAGAGAAACATACAATGGTTGTGGTTATGTTGTCAAATTGCTGTGTGTTTTATATGAGTGCCGAATCACTTCTTCTTGGAGTAGGCTTTCCTTGCCTTTGCTGCCTTCTTACGGTTAGCAGTACGAGATACCGCTCTAAGGTTGCTCTTGGCGTTTGTACCGCCTTTGCTGAGTGGCTTCTTATGGTCTACCTCTCTCTTGTCTCCCACAGCCAGCTTTAGCTTCCTACGAGCCTTATTGCGTGTCGAGCGATTCTTACGCTGCTTACTGGATGAATGGTAGTCATCGTATTCCTTTCTGTAGTTGCGTGGCTTCTTTGGCATAGCATCTCCTTATTGCGTACACATATCTTAACACGCGATATATGTAATGGAAACTGCTGTGTATTTTAAGAAAGAAAGATACTAGGGGGGGGGTGAGTTTTTAAAATTACCTAGGGGGGGTATACAAATATTATTTTATATCAACCTACGGCCACCCCTGCACCGCGTGAT